CGTTGGCGAAGATGAACGTCTGATTCATCCAGATCACCGAGTGCGCGCCACCGTAGGCAACGTCGGTGATCTGCGCGAACGTCGCCGTGCTCACCGTGTAGGTGTAGCCGAGCGGGTTCGACACGATCACAAGGATGTCGCCATCCGTTGCCATCGAAACCAGTTCGGTGCCGGCAATGGTGCCCAGCGCCGAGCCGACCACGCCGGTCGAGGTGACCTGATACAGGCTGTCACCGTTGACCACGTACATGTCGCTGCCGACCATGCACATGCCTCTGCAAGGCCCTGTGCCGGCCGTGGCGTGCGTCACGAGACCGGGGCAGCCGTGGGTGACGGCAGGGCTTTCAGCGCCCTCCGGGGCCTTCTCAGCGAACAGGTTGATCAGCCTTTCGGCCGTCAACGTGGTCGAGCGCCCGCGCGCGCTGTTCAGCGCGATCTGAATCTTCACGTGTAGTTGCGAGGCCAGGACGATCCCGGCGTGTTGCGCGGCAACAGCGCCGAGTCCGTCACCATGTCGGGGCCGACCACGTATTTCCCGAACAGCGCATTCCAGTACGTTGACGCCGCCGCAGCTAGCATCGGCGATGGCATCTTTCCGTACTCCTCGGCCAGCCGCATCGCCAGCAGCGCCTTGACGGCATCGAGGTCTTCATCCTCAAACGGCGAGACATCGCCGCCTGCGCTCGACTCAACCGAGGTGTAGGACATCTCCAGCCCGCGAATGCGCCAGCCGGAGACGAGGTCATTCAGCGCCTCGATGCCGATGCCGTACTCGTCGCCCGTCGGCGCTTCGCCTGCCTGCGTCAGGCCAAGACGGCGCATTGCCGCACTGACGATCTCGTTGTACGTGTTGGACACTGGTCACCCTCAGTAGCTGCACGACTCGCACACCGGCACGCTGCGCCGGCTCAACATCAGCTCGCGGCGCTCGCGCCACGCCGGAGAGTTGTAGACCTCAAGCATCGTCTGCTTGTTGATGTCCCCAATCGGGAACTTGCCCTCGCCGTCCATGCAGCACAGCGACACGATGCCGGTAGACATGATCGACAGTTCGAACCAGCGGGAGCACGCCTCGTCGGGTATTTCCGGCCGATCCGGGCTGGTGTAGCCCAGCCATGACGACTTCCAGACCACGACAGGCGTGAACTCCGGCCAGCGGTCCCAGACCCAGTCCCTGAACTCCTCCGCGCCATCAGTGCCGACCCGCAGGATGTGTACCGGGTGCCGAAAGTCGGTCTTGTGCAGCGCGTCGAGGTTGGCCACGACGTGCCGCTGGTCAATGCCCAGCACTGACTTGTAGGTGCCCGCGTCAGGTTCGTGGACCGACACCCACAACTCAAGGTTGTCGATGCTGTTCAGTTCCTCGGCCTTCCGCAGCGTCAGCGGTGCGCCATTGGTGAAGATGCGAATCTTCGCAAGCGGTACGCGCTCGTTGACCTTCGACAGGATGTCGAACAGCCGCTTGTCCAGCAGCGGCTCGTTGACCTTGAACGGCGTGAACGCGAACGGCAGTTGCCAGCCGCTCATCTCGTCAATCAGCCGGTCAATCATCTCGTCCGGCATCTGCGTCCCTATCCGCTCCAGCGTTGGATAGGGGCAGAAGCTGCAGGCCGCGTTGCAGCGCGACAGCGTCTCGATGGACACCTCGTTGGGTTGGTCCAGATACAGCAAGCGCAGGCTGTCGAGGCTCACGCTGCAGGCGCTTCGTCCGTCGCCGGGTCCGGCTTGCGCAGCACGAAGCAGAACTGTCCGTTCGTCTCCTGCGCGCCGGCAATCTGGAAGTCGTGCGGCCAGACGCCGCGATAGTCGGTCATCATCGTCTTGCCGACATCGCGCTTGTAGGCATCCTGCGACAGGAAGTTCAGCGTACCCGGCGTGAAGACCCGTGTGTGGCCAGGATCGCCCCACGCCCACACCGCATCCCAGCACGGCGTCGTGGCGTAGAACATGCCGCCGGGTTTCAGGATGCGCCAGAACTCCGCGAACTGCGCGAAGAAGAACCGCCAGTCGCCCTGCTTTCCGCAGTGCTCCAGCACCTCGTAGGCGTGGATTTCCTCAAACGTCTCGTCCTCGAAGGGCAGCGGGAGATCATCGAGGTTCCAGACCACGTCGGGGTTGCACGACGGGTCGATGTCCAGCGTGTAGACGTTCTTCCAGATGTTGCTGCGGTTGGCGTCGAGCCGCTTCTCGCGCGAGTTGCCGCAGCCGATGAGCAGTTCGACTGCCTCCGACGGCACCTCCACGAAGTCCACCGTAGGCGCGACGAGGCTGAATGTGTTGTTCATGCCGCCACCTCGCTGACGCTGGCCGCAGCTTCCGCCTCGGCTTCAGCTTTCAGCTTCGCCTCGTACTCGGCGACCTCCTTGTTGATGAACTTCAGCCAGTTGCCTTTGAAGCCGTTGTGGACGAAGTCGAAGTCCGGCCAGACCATGATCGGCTGGTTGTTGAAGCGGGTGCGGAACTTGTTCATGTAGTCGTCGCACCACGTGAAGTCCTCGCCCACGAAGCCCCTGGCGTCGGAATCCGTCTCCGAGGTCTGCTCGGTCAGCTTGGTGTAGAACAGCGCAGGAATGTCGCCGTTCTCGCGAATCCTCCATCGCGGCGCTTCTGCCGCCATTGCCTCGACCACGTCGCGGCGGATGCACAGGAAGCCGGTGGCGACGCGATCACAGGGCACCCAGCCGCCCTCGATGATCGACAGGCCGGGTTCTTCCGGGTCTTCGAGGTAGTGCAGCGGGTAGTCTTCCGGCTCCTGCCGGCGGCGGTACGCGCCCGCCGAAACGGGGCGGTTGGCGTTGACCAGGCCGATGAACGCGCGGGCCTCCCACTTCAGGTCCGCGTCGATGAAGAACAGATGCGAGCAGTCCGTTTCGAGGAACTGCTTCACGAACACGTTGCGGGCGATCTCGATGAACGCACCGTTGCCCATGACGCTTGCCATGACGCCGATATCGCACTGAGCGGCTGCCACGACCGAGTCCGCCAGCGACATCGCGTAGTCGGCGAGCACATGGCCATCGTAGGCAGGCGTGGCGACGAAGACCTTGGCATTGACTTGCTTCAGTTCGTGTCGCGCTCCGAGCTTCCGAATCTCTTTCGGCATTCCCACACTCCGCAGGTTGAAGAAACGCGAGCGGTCACCCGTCGTGCGGTGACCGCTCGCCCATCGCTTACGGCGACGTGTACCAGTGGCGCACGGCCAGCTCCTGGTAGAGCGGGCCGAAGCCGTACAGCACGTCGAACCGACACGGTACGGTGTCGCTGGCCACATCGTACTGCTGGACCATCCGCATCGAAATGCCGTCCATCGACTGCCGAGCACCATAAGCGCCGTACTGCGACACGTCCACAAGGTCGGCCGTGGCAAACACGAACGCATCCTTGTGGAATGCGATGTTTTGCCCGTAGGTCGTCCCCGTGTTGCCGATCAGCGTCACCGTCACGTTGTCCGTGCTGGTGGTGCCGTTCAGCGAACAGTTGCGGTAGGCGTTGCCCGCACCGTGGATCAGCGCCGGCCGCACGGTGACCGCGTAGGCGTTGGCCGACGTGGTCAGAGTGACGGACGACTGCACCACGAACCGCTTCAGCGTGCTGGTGCGGTCCTTGGTCTCCGGATGGACATCGTAGACGCCCGTGCCGCCGGCCGCGCCGAGGGTGATGATGTCACCCGCGAGCAGCGTGGTGGCCGAGGTTGCGCCGTCGATCTGCAGGATGGTCGTGGACGTCCACTCGTTCGACGTGGTCGTCAGGCCCAGCGTTGCGCCGGTCAGCAGCGGCGTGCCCGCAAGCGTGCCGGTCGTGTGCGTCGGCAGGAACGTGTTCTCAAACACGTCGAAGCCGCTGGTCCGGCCAAGCATGCCCTCGCGGTATTGTTCGCTGATGTTCTGACTGGCCTGGAACAGGCCCTTCGTCGCATCGTTGAACTCGACCCGCGAGCCGGGTGCCAGCAGCGCAACACGGTCGGTTCGTCCGGCGAGGTTGCGGGTCAGGATGGCCCCCATCTCGTCGAACTGCTTGAACGTGAGCTGACCGCTGGTCGTGGTCGTGCCGTTGTAGTTGGAGATCAGGTTCTTTGCCTTCGAGAGACAGTCGAACTCGATATCCGCCGCCAGTTGCGCCATCGCCGGCTTGAGGAACGCACGCAGCCCGTCGAGTTCCATCGTCATCTCGACCGAGGTGAACGACAGGTCGATGCCGATCTGCGAGGTCACCGCGAGCGGCGTGCTGCGCTCGTAGTGGTCTTGCCCGCTGAAGGTCGTACCCGTGCGGGTCTTGTACTTCGGCGGCATGCGGATGTTGAGGGTCTGGCCGATCTTCGCGCCGGACTGCGCGAAACGGTTGTCGTACTGACGGTTGACGTTCTTGAGGAACGACAGTTCGCCATGAAGCACGGCGAGTGCTTCGTTGGTGATCATCAGCGGGGTAAGTTGCCTATTGGGCATTGCGTTTCGCCTTCATGTCAGCTTCCCGCCATCGCTTGTACTCATCGCCATCCGTGATGGTCGATGGGTCAAACGGCGTCGGGGATGCACCACCGCCCAGGGTGTTGATGGGCTTGGGTGGCACGGTTACACGTCGTGGCTGCGGCGGCTGGATGCCTGCTGCGAGCCGGCCTAGTTCGAAGGCCGCGAGTTGTGGGGACATGGCGTAGATGCGTGCCGCCTGTTCGCGGTTGGCATCGAGTGCGGCGAGCATCTGCGGCCCGTTCTCGGCGGCACGGATGACCTCTGCCATCGCCTGCGATACAGGCAGCGACGGGTCATTGACGATGCGTTCGATCTCGGGCTGAACGGCGATTGCCTGCCGGACGCGTTGGGCGAACTCCGCTTCCTGCCGTGCTGCCGCTTGCGCGGCGGTCTCGGCATTCCTGCGTTGCTCGATCTCCGCGAACTTCTGCTCGACCTTCCAGTCGGCCAGCGCCTCGGTGTACTCCTCGAAAGAAGAGAACGACTCAAGTTCGGGCTTTCCGGTCGGTGCGGGCGTCGGCTCCGGCTGCCTCTGCTGGCCCTGCTGTAGCAGCGCCAACAGTTGCTCGTTCTGCCGCTTCAGGTCCCACTTCTCTGCGGTTACTTCATCGATGCGCTTCTGGAACCAGGGAGTCTTCTTCGGTGAGCCTTCCGGCTCTGCACTGGTTTCGCTGCTCTCATCGACTTCGCCGGGTGACGATTCCGGCTCAACACTGGCGTCATTCGCGAGCTGTTCGGGCTGCTCGGTGCCCAGTTCCTCATCTGCCATT